ATTTGGTGGTGCTGCACCACCCGCCGGTCCTCTATCAGCAGTAGCAATAACAGCAGGGTCAATTCCACCATTAAAGGTATCACCTGAACCAGATTTAGGAACTAATTGAGTTACACCTGCAATTGAATTGTGATAAGTAACAATTTTACCAGCATTTGCAGAAGCCGCTGGTAATTGCATAGAAACACCTCCTGAACCAATAATAACATAAAATCTTTCATCAATTGTACCAGCGGCATGATTTGTTGCATGAGCCGTTAAAGCAGCATATCCGCCTTGAATATATCCACCCGTAGCAATACCTGTTGCCCCCGTACAAACTGTACCTGCTGTAATTGTTGTTCCAGCCGTTAATGCGGCAGAAGCAGTTACTGTTGCTTCTGTAATAGTTAAAAGACTTGAACTTGTATTAACAATAGTAGCACCATTACCAAATGTAATATCATTACCTGTAACAGTTAAATCTCCTGCAACTGTTAAATTACCATCATCATGTATTCTTAATGCTTCATTTGCCGCACTTCCCGCAAGCATTGTTTTAACTACTAAATCCACATCTTCTGCACCACTTCCTACATCAGTAGTTACTGCTTCAATTGTTGCACCAACATGATTACCTGCGGTAGTTTCTATTTCAAATTCCATGCCTGTACCAATTCCAGCCGCAACTGTTCCTGAAGAAGTTCTTGTTAATCTTAATGGGTATAATACAGTGTTAGTTCCTGAATCTTCTTCTTCAATGTGTAATTTTCTATCTGCTACATTTGTTCCAATACCAATTTTTTCATTACCTGCATCAGCATAGAATAAATAATCATTTGTATCTCCATCAATACGAATATCAATATTATCATTACCTGCATTAAATATTGTTTGTGTTGGTGTAAATTTCATATTGTATTGTAAACTACCATTTGATAATGTTCTAATAAATAATTGTGAATCTTCGGTAGTATTGGTTTCATCTGCAATTTGAGCCTGAATCCTAGCATATTCAGTTTCTGTATTTCCAGAATCTTCTCCTAAAAACTTAATTATTCCAACATAATCATCATCTTCTGCATCTGTTTGGTTTCTAAATAATTCTAAAGTTGGCCCCGTATTTGCTGAATTTGTGGTGCTTTCAATTCTAAACGCAGAATCATCGCCTGTCATTGTAAATGTAATCTTTCCATCTGTAATCTTATTAGTAAAAGTTGTTCCCCCTGAAGCACCTGATACTGATAATGCTTCAGCATAAGCATTAGAGTTAGTATATCCTATTGATAATGAATTAGCAGTTTTATCGGTAGTTAAATATTGTAAAAACCTGTTCTCTTTATTACTATCGTCTTTATTCATTTTAATTAGTGCAATAATAGTATCTCCTGCTGTGTAGTCGGGAACTTTATCTACTGTACTAGAACTTCCCCTAATTTTTAAAGTATCTGAGGAGTCTACAACTAATAGGAAATAAGCACTACCTGAACTTGGTTCTTGAAATGAACTTGGGGATGAACCGGCAGTAAATGTAGCACCTGATACTGAAGTATATGCACCATCTTTAAATATTTTTCCAGCGGTAACAGTAAGAATAGTATTTCCTGTTGTTCCAGAACTAGTAGTTTGTGTAATTTTAAAGCCCATATCACCAGAACTTGCAGCATTAGCAATAGCAAAATTGCCCCTACTTTGTTGTGATAAAATTTTAATTAATCCTGTATGTATGTGGTCTGAAGAATCTACTAATTGAGTCCCTACAACACCTGAAGTATTTGTTATTTTACTTATAAATCCTGGGTTTTTAATTTCTAATGACATTACTCTACCTCCACTGTAAAAATAATTTCTAATTGTTCATTGGATGCAAATGGCCCTAAACCATCAAAATTAACTCTTGCTATCATTTTTTCTTCTAAATCGCCAGAAGGGTTACTTGAAGCATCATAAACCGTTGGGTCATAACTTAATGAGTCAACCATATCATCAGTTGAAGTATCAAGGGGTAAATTACCAAATAAACCAAATTCTCTAATCGTATTGCCTTGTAATTGGCTACCTGTAAATGTTGCTTTAAAATCTATAGTAGATTCATCTGATTCAGAAGGAACAACTGTTACCGTTGTATTCGATAAAATTGGCACATCTAAACTTGTTGCTGCGGCATTAGAGGCATTACCTCCATTACCCACATTAGCGTAATCAACTATTTCTTTTAAGTATAATGCTACTTTTCTTTTTACTGCGTCTGTAATCATGTTAAATCCTCTCTTAATATTTCGGTTGTTGATGTTGTTCCCCCACCGAATCCTAACAATGTCCCGAACCCTGTGGTGGTATTAAAGCCTAACTGTGAACCATAACCCGTTGAAGTTATTTTATAACCAGTAATCTGTATAGGTTTTATTTTAATTGAATCTGAATAAAACTCATCTATTGGAGTGTCTTTAAATTTATCTCCCCTTAAAATTGATTTAACTTGTTTACCTTCAACTAATAATTCGGCTAATCTATATTCCAAACCTTTTCTATATTTGCCTACTTCTAATTCCATAACTGAGGTAGTATCTTGTTTAATCATTAACACAATATAATTATCAGTTTCTATGTGGTCGTCTGGAAAACTCATCCTAATAACGTCTCCAACTTTAAGATGTTCTAATCCTTTTTCTTGAATTTTAACTGTTATTCTTTTATCTTGGATTGTATGTTGATTAAGTAACTCTTGAGCCCTTTTATCAACATCTGTTTGACTTGCTAATATTTCATTAAATTCTTCTAAAGTCTTCCTACCTATTTTTTTAATGCTTGAACTATCACGTTTAATTGCTTTATAGTTTTTACCATACACAATAACTTCATTGTAAAAATCAAATGCTGAATCGGTTCTAGTTAATTCAATAACTTTTAAATCTGTATTGTCATAATTTAAATTGATATTAGAATGTCTATTATAATTTTTAATATGACTAGTTTTTATATTATCCCCATCAAAAATTAATTTTTTATTTTTAAACTTTAATAAGTAATCTATACTAGAATATAAATCTGCGCCTAATATTTTAGAACCTAAATAATATGGATATTGTACCTTATTACCTAAATTATTGGGGTCTTGAGTATAAACTATATTATTTTCTTCTAGTAAATCATTTACTATTTTTTCTACTTCCGAAGCGATGGTTACACTAGTTCCAATACCGCAAGTTTTAGGATTTTTAATATTAGAACTGATAGAACTAGTAACAGTAAATATTTCTCCTAATGAAACTACACCAACCATTTCTTGCCAAAGTCCTGAAAATTTAAGTTGCGGATTAAGGTTATCCACATTAATTGTTAATCCTTTTCTAAGTTGGGTAGTACCATCATTTAGTAACATATCATAAGATGAATTAGAATTAAAAATAAATGAATCAGTATCACCCATCATGGATGTACCATGTAAATAATTAGTTCCTCTAGGAATTAAATATTTAGGGTCTCCTCCAGCAGTATTACCATTAGGTAATGTATCTCCAGAATTATAACAATGGTCATTATTAATTAAAACGTACATTGATTGGACTCCTTCATCAGCATATAAGCCTGTTAATCTACTTCCGGATTCTTGATTTCTAGGAGGAACAACCATACTATCAGGCGGATTATTATACATTTCGTCAGAAAAAGCCATTTTAGTATATTTATTATCTAATTTATATAAATCAATTTCTGAAGGTGAATTTTCATGAAATGCTACTTGAGCAGGTCGCATAATCCTATAACCTTCACTATCAAGTGAACCTGAAGGGCAATTATCAAAAATAATATGATGAGTAAACCCTGATGAAGTTTCATCAATTGTGTGAGATATAATATATGATATTTGTTTAGGACAGTAATTATTATTACTATAAATATTTTCATGAGAAGATTGAGTGACGTAATCTAAAGTATTACTATCTTTGTAGAAAGATTTAGCCGCAGAAGATACTAAATAACACCCTGTTAAGTTGGGGCAATTATTTAAGAAATTATTATAAGATTTTGGGGAAGCAGATAAGTCTGTTGAAATTTGCATGAGAGCAATATCACTTGCCCCATTATTTCCTTTGTAATAAGTTATAGAATCATATGATTCAGAAGTAGTATTTAAAAATGCTTTAAACACTGAATAAATTCCATCAGATAAACTTTTATTTGTATCTTTGACATTTACAGACATACTGTTATCTTTATCATAATTACCTTGGAATTCAGCAAATAACCTGCTGGTTCTTAATCCGTAAAATGTAGCAGCAATATTAGTGATACCTTGATAATTAATATTGTACATATCAACTTGACAATCACTACCTCCACCACCATCTAAACCTATACCCATAACCATTCCTTTTTCTGATTGTATATTTTCAGTACTATCTTCTATTGTAAATCTATCTAAAATTACTTGTTTTAGACCATAGTATGAAATATTTTTTGCACCACTAGTGCCTGTTTCGGTTCCTCCTGCTTTATCACCACTAAATTCTTTAAGCCAATCACTACCTGCACCTGCACCTGAATTTCTTTGGTCTATACCGACTGACCTAGTTATTTCTCTAACTACATTTGAAGGTTGAGTATATTCTTGAGCAGGGGAAGTTTCTTGTAAAGCAATTTCAGAAGCCTTTGCCCCAACATGATAACCTCCACCACCACTTGAAGGTCTATTTGTTCTTCCTATTCTATCACTATCAGCATTAGTATGATGCCCAACTGTAATTAATTCTCCTGCACCAAGAGAAAATCTTAAAGCATTACCTGAACCGGTAAGTCCTAAATCTGAATGAGCAGCATTT